ATGCTGCCCATTAATGGGATCACAGCCCTGATCACTAAGGTACTGAGTTCGACGGAATTTCAAGTTGCTGCCGATACAACCAACTTCCCTGTTTATCGAAGCGGAGGAGTCATTTGTATCGATACCGGGCAGCCCCCAGTCGAACAACAAGGGGCTCAGTACTTCAATACACCTTGGCAAAACATTTTATAAAAGGAAATTTAACATGGCAAGACCACGCAGAGTGCGAAAATTAAACGATGCAAAATCGGAAGTGATTGCTGAAAACGTCCTTCAGGAAAATCCAGAAGGGCTTCCAAAAGTCGATCACTCACGAGTAGACAAAATTGTAGTGGCAAAATATGTCCCAGAATATCGGGACATTACGTTCTTAAATGGGCGCGATCCAGGATATCCATTGGACTTCCACTACTCAAGCAAAACACACCCTTTGAAGCAGTACAAATTACTTCATGGGCAGATGTACAAACTTCCGATAGAAATCATCGAACATCTAGAAGGCCGTAGCGAACCCGTATATGGGTACCGCAAAGGTCTAGACGGTCATCCGGAAATGTACATCGTAAGTCGAAAGTTTCTATTCCAGTGCAGAAACGTGCCTAGAAATGGAAGCGCGGCTGCTTAACCCAAAGGAAAGACATGTCAACTTTTACCACTTCTGGTTGGAATCGAGCAAACATCCGAACCAAACTTCGAAATGTCGTTGGGATGCCCAGCCAAGATCAATTGTCTGATGATTCGGCGAATGCCTATATCAACAATTATGGTACGTATCAGTTGCCGCATGAACTTAAGACGCAAATCCAAAACAACTTCTTGGATTTCAAAACAACGCCTGGGGTGAATACTTATGCATTCCCAGGTTCATATTTAACGGACAGTCCTGGCGCATACGCTGATGGCTTCCCTTTTGATCTTTTACGAAGATCCAGACATTTTTTATCAAGACTGGCCACAACAATATAACGTTGATGCAGTCGCAGCCGGTAACGGTTCTCAAACTACATTCACGGGCAATACCCAAGGTTTCCCAATCATCATTGGGACATTTTTCATTACAGATTCAGTCCAAGTCGTCCAAGAT